AACCCTTATGTGTTGCGTAGCATGTATTATAACACAACATTATGAATCGAAGAATGCTTTTTAGATAGCCAGATCCTGCTTAAGAACCTGGGCTGTGAATTTACATGCAGTGGTAACGTAATTTAGATAAATAATTATAGCATAAAGGTAATATCATGTCAACAATCCCATTCAGTTATCATTTATTTCATAAACCTACCCAAAAGCATTATTATGGTATTAAATATGCAAAAGGATGCACACCATCTGACTTATGGGTTACTTATTTCTCAACCTCACTGCCTGTTAAAAAACTGATTAAGGAGTATGGTGAAAATTCATTCATAGTTACTGTTAGAAAAACATTTTCGACGCCTTCCGAAGCACTGGCGTGGGAACACAAGGTTTTACGTAGATTACGAGCTGCTGAACGTCCTGATTGGCTCAACAGACATAACGGCGGGTCTAAATTTAGAGGACCTAAGACACATTCCCCTACTGCTCGAGCTAAAATGTCACGCAAGGTAAGAGGTGTTCCAAAAACCGAGATTCATAAACAGCAAATAAGTGAGTCTATAAAAAATTACTGGAACTCTACTACAGAATTAGGATCTCAGCGAATGAAGGCAGCTCAAGAAGTATCGTTGCAATGGAGGAAAGAAAATCACGATTCATTTTATAGCGAAGAGCGAAATAATAAAATGGCAAATACTAAACGAGGATGCAAGCGTCAATATTTGCCTGACGGCTCTTTCATTATGGTTAAACCATCACATTGAATGATATCTTTCAGTGCTTGGATCGTTACAAGTACCTACCTCTGACTTATGGATCCAAATAGGGGTCTTACCATCCCCCGTTATGTGATTGTACACTACGACCAACGGGTTGTACTTGCTCTGGAACTCCTCACAAGTAATAGGCGCCCACTTGTTTGGTGACAGCTTGTTGAGCCTTGTGCACATGCCTTTTGCAGCACGTTCTGTATCGTACCAGGCAACTCCATATTCTTTTGGCCTGCTATAGCGTCTGTCTGCTGCTTTATCGTAAATGTAATAGGACATTTTACTTCCTTAGTGTGTTGCTGATGAGTGTATTATAGCACAGGATTAGTCTACTAGCTCAGTCTCTGCAACAATAAGTGGAAGGTCTACGTCCTGGTAGTCCGCCCGTCCGCGTTCTAATCCAGCATGAAACGATATCGTGTTTCGATAAAGCAAGTCCGCATCAGGCATGTCAGGGCAGGCTTCATTTGGGTACGCTCGCCCATAATAGTATCCAATAGCGTAAGCTGTAGTAAATGGTTTCATCTTTATCCTTTATGCCACCAATTACGTGTCCCTTTAGCCATGTCAATAGCACCACCTAGTGCCATACAAGCGAACAGTAATGTCAGCACCGACCATACAATGGACGTTATTAAACAAATTGGAATTAGGATAACGAGCTTCAATATAATGCCTTGCGGCGTATTCAAGTCGTTATCCGTAATTAAATCCCAGGTATATACCATGGATGCAAAAGAACCAAAGTATACAGCGGCCACGCTCAACAAGAACAGCAGCGCAATACCTAGCTGGACCCATACATCCATGATATACTCCTACATGAATTCGAACTGTGCGATCCGCTGGATCACGCCGTTGTCGACAAACATGCCCACTTCCAGAGCTTTGTTCTTGAGCTTGTACGCTGAAGGAAGTGAAGGATTCTGCAAGCTACCGAGCAATGAGGACACTCGTTTTTGCAGATTGGGGCCGGTGTCTGGGTTGCTGTCAACACCCAGGCTCTTGGCCAATTCGAAGTCATCGATTTCACGGATTACGTTGGCGACTTCACGGATAAAAGCAACTGATTGCATACTAACTCTCTTCTCTAACACACGGGGCATAAGAACTGGTATGCCCCTAACCAGTAAAGTAATTATACTATCTGCTACCTACGATGTCAAACAGTAACAGCCTCTGGTGAATAGCGTTTGATCTCCACTTCGCCTTCTTCTAAGCGATACATATCTCCATGGACTGGGCCGAGGCCTTGAATCATTACCCAGGTTGATCTGGGCCATGTTTCTTGTTTCAAGTCAAATGCCTCCGATGCATCGCCTTGCAACAAAAAGGATTGACAACGGCCGATCACCGGAGTACCTTCCTTGGGCATTAGTTCAAGCACAGTGAAACACTCGTTGTCGTCTTGCAGTATTACTGTGCTCTTACCTGTGCCCATGCGACGAACGTTCTTGTTGAGCGCCTGTCTGCCCAAGCCTTCAACAGGTGCTGCCTTCTTGCAATTGTTATAATGCGTGGCAGCTGATGCAATAGAGCAGCCAAACTCCGAAACCATCTGCATCATCACAGTTTTACGGAACAATGCACCGTCCGTCGTAGCAAGTGCAATGTGTTCTTTGTAAATCTCGGTAGCACGAACCTTCGTATTCATATTAGCCTTTTGTTGTAAAACACAAGTATAACAGGGAGTCTCCTCCCCGTCAATACCTTTTAGATAGCCGCTGGAGTCGCTTCTACAAGCTCAACCACAGGTGCCACAATGAGTTCTACCGTAGGCTCGGTTACCGCTTCCACCACAGGCTCTGCGACTGCGTCCTCTTTGATCGCAAGTGCGGTCTTGCCTTGTGCTTTTGCAGTAGCGATGAGCAGCACCGCTGCGCCCTTGCTAACCCCTGCAGCAAACACTTCACCGGTCTTGACCTTGATTACGTCGACCATTGTGATCGCTTTGCGGCCACCGGTCTTGTCCGGGGTACGACCCAGACCCTTCACGCCTTCGGGGCATTCAATGCGGGCCATCTTGAGAGAGTGGTTGTAATGTGTTGCAGCACTAGCTACGCTGATGCCGTATGCCAGTACGATTTCTTCCATCACAGTGCGCCGGAACTTCGCATTACCCTCGCCCTTGATCAGTGGCATGTTACGCGCAAAAGACTCGTTAGCAAATTCCCTAATACCTTTTCCCATTTTAAACTCCAGTTAGTTAATGAACCATACACTGTTTTGTTTGTGTATGTGGTTATTATATGGCAGGATGAGTTGTTTGTCTATAGGTTTAGTGAATTATTTCCATCCAAAAGAAAACCGCTACAAGAGCGGCTTCTTAGTAGTGATGCAAGTTTAGTTGAAAATACGACCTTGTGAACCAGATTGATCACGTCTGCTGATTGCATAAGCGGTCCGTCCGGTAGTGTTGACTTCCTTACGGACAATTAGCCCGCTTTGACGCATAGCAGAAACAACGGCACGTAGATTCTTGATGCCGTATGTCTCACGTGCTTGTGCTGCACTCATTGCACGAGTAGTACCACGTAAGTGTAACTCAACGAAAGACTTCTGGGTAGATTTGATTTGTGTGAAAGACATGTGTAAACTCCTTGTTGTTTATGTAGTAATTATACAACAACAGGGAGTCTACGTCTATTTTTGGTTTAAGCAACCAGCAACAGCTCTTCTGCTACTTTTGCCTTTTGCTTTTCCACCAAGCGCCGGAACTTGGCTTCCTTGGTAAGCAGTGTTGCTTCTGCCATTTCGTACCAATCGTTGGCATCCACCTTAACAAAGTCTGCAAGCTTCTTCACAGCCCGCAGTGATACTTCGCGCATGTAGTCTGCGTTATCGAACACAAAGTCGATGATACTCTTCTCTTGCGCTGGGCTAAAGTCGTAGGGCGTAAGCATGCCGTCCCGAATGATCTGCTTGATACGCAACAGCTTGTCACGCATACTGCCAATTTCCAAGTCCAAGTAATGGCAGCGTGACATGATAGCTTCCAAGTGTGCACTGATACGCGAACCCTTTGCAATCGACTTATCGAAGTCAATGTTGCTCAGGAACAGTATACTGCCTTCGAAGTCAAACGACTCTGGGATGTCGTCCACTGCTAGCACACGGGACTCCTTGTTCCAGCAAATCCTGCGACGGTCACCGCTGTTCAATGCAGCCTTGATAAGCGAGCAGCACTCTTCGTCAAACAACAGTTGATCGGTGTCATCAAACACAAGTACTTGGTTCGCACCACGATTGTAGTACAGCTTCTGATACAAACCAATGGGCGATACACCACCGCTAACAATCTCGAACAGTGGGTCCTTACCCTCTACCACACGGAACATGTTGGCTGCATTGAGCTGTTTCTCCACGCCAAAGCTCTTGCCAATTCCAGGAGGCCCGCTGACCACCAGGCCACGTATGATGCCCTGTGCCGCTGCGTCCGTAATCTTGTCCAGCATCATGAACGTTTCTTCAATGCGGTTCATTGCTTCTTCTTCTGTTTCTGCTTCGGTAAACACTTGCTCGTAGTTTGCACCAGTGATAACCTTACCAGCAATGCTCTCCACAACCACGTGGGACTCTAGCACAGCGCCGCCTGCGTCAAGCAGTGTAAAGTCTTCTGGCTCCACTGTAATGCGCTGTACGGGGCCAGAACCGGGCAATGGATCCGGGTTCTTAATAGTAACGAAGCCGCCCTTCGCGCCTTCTTTGTAAGGCTTAACGAGTGTAAACACACCCGAAACTTGTTGACCACGATAGTAACCTTTTTTGATAGCGACTTGAATTGACATGCAGTTTACTTTCTAAAGTTTGTTAACAAGTATGTATTATAAGCTCAAACACCGATTTGGTCAACAAGTATTTGATCTCGTTTGGTAACTTCTTCTCTCAAATAGACCAACCAAGCTGGTATGACCCATCCATCCTTAGTGAGGATAGCGTGGAGCAGTTCCAGCTCTTCGACGTCTTTAATTTGTATAGAAGTAATTAACATAGGTGTATTATAGCAGTGGATGAAGTAGAAGTCAACGAGCTTTTACCAATTTAATCACTCCACGCATCCTATTGGAATGCGCCTTGTATGCAATCACAGGCACTTTTTTACTATAGCAGGCACGACAGCCGTTGCACTTACCTTCGTGCTTGAAACTCTCGCACAGTTTAACTCCATCCTTTACTTCTGACTCATCGGATACAATAGTAGATCCATGGTGTGCTTCGAAGTTACCTTCTACGCTATCGGAGGAGGAACGTACCATCACATTGGGCAATGCTTGCATATCTGCAAGTATCTTAGCGAACTTGGCGAAACGATACATACGTGTGGGCAACCAATGGGATATCCATGGTGTGCGCTTCATAATGGTGTATATCTTCTTGGCAAGTGCCATGGTGTACATATCGCCACTATCGAACCAACGGAAGTACTGTTCGTCCTGTAATTGCATGACTATGTCATTAACCCACCCACGTTCTTGCCATGCGAGTTTATTATCCGCACGTTTCTTGATAACATTGGGCAAATAGTAATTGCCCGCCGTTGCATAGCAGCCTTTACAAGCATCTACGACTTCGTTGTTGAATATACGTCCAGGACAGGTCTCTGCAGCTTGTAAAGACCAAGAACGTATGCCATCTAGTTTGCTTGTTTTGCTTAGTGTGTTCATAGGCTATTATAACAATAACTATCCTATTTGTCTATTAAACTGTGATACACTATATGTAAAAAATGCCTTATTTTAAATCTAACCCGCATGCCTATTGGGTTAGCAGGGCACATTTTTCAATTATGCACTGCACTCGTGAAAACGCTACCTAGGCACACGGACCGTAGGTAGCGTTGTAAAATAATGCCTTTTTTACTTACTGCAACCGCCGCACGACCCCGTACAGCCTTCGTCTTGCATGTATGTCTTATAGGCCTTGTAGTCTTCTGCTAACCCTGCAGTACCTTTCGACTTAATATCTTTAACCATTGTGGCCAATGCTAGATTGATATATGCATTGAGGGAGAGATCTTTCTCGTGTGCCAGTTTACACAGAATCAATAACTCTGCATCTGAAATATTAATTGGCACACTGATACTTGTGTCATACTCTTCGCCTTCGATAATAGCATGAAGCTTTTCAAAGAAGTCGTCTGCCGTTTCGAGCAGAATGTAGTTGATACCTTCCCATGCAATTAAGTCTTCGGGCGTTGGGTCATACTCTTTATTCACCAACTTATAAGCCCGTTTCTTCTTATAGTCGCAGATGGATACTTCATAAACTTCTTGTGTCTGCTTATCAAATACAACACCTGCACTGTATCCGTCCTGCTTACCATCCCAACTGTCTAGTGTATATGCGTTGGTCCCATATGGTGCATAATGATAATCACCACCTTCAGAAATTTTGTAATCGATAGCATCTAGAAAATCTTTAATTGAAATCATTTTATATCCTATTGTCCAGTAAGTCTGAACTTATTTAATACTTCGTTTGCTTCATCGAATGATTCGATGGCTGGTTCTTCCACACGTACCGAAAGAATACGTTGAAGGGTTTGTTTTCGGTGCTGCTCAGTGAGACTGAAATAGTACTCAATAATTGGCGGTGTGTCTTTGTTCATAATCTTCTATCTCTGATGCGATGTCCGCTAGTGCAATCTCGATATCCTCGCAATATGCGTCGATGTCTACCGACGTAATTTCTTTCCTGAACTTATGTATGGCGGCGACATACATCTTGGTGGCATGTTTCAGTTCGTGATAGGCTTTGGTCTCTTTTGTCATGCTTTAAGTCCCTTTGATTCCAGGAAGGCATCAAACAAGTAACCTTCTTCCATATCGGTG